ATGTGAGGTAATATGTGCATGATAAATCTAAAAGTAAAAAAGGAAAAGAACAGATAAAAGCCAAGTATGGAAATGATTTCAGAAACTTTGTAGACTTTATATCAGAAATAAGACTTAAATCTCTGTGTCCAAGAGAGAAACTGACAGTCAGTGAATGGGCAGATAAATATAGAGAACTGCCACGAATAGCAGCTCTACCCGGTAAATGGAGAACTTCTGTTACTCCATATCTGAAAGATATTCAAGATAGTTTTAATAATCCCTTTGTTAGACATATTGTAGTAATGAGTTCTGCTCAAGTAGGAAAAACCTCTGCTATTGAAAACATGATAGGTTACAGTATAGACCTTGATCCATCTTCTATTATGCTGGTAATGCCTACTGAACTGGATTATGAGAGTTTTTCTAAAGAAAGATTTGCTCCCTTTGTGTCAGATACTAAAGTCTTACATGTAAAGATAAGTGATGCAAAAAGTAAAAGCACTTCTAATACCATAAGAGAAAAACACTTTGCAGGTGGCTTTATAACCATGGCTGGAGCAAACTCTCCAGCTTCTCTTGCATCTAAAGCTATTTCCAAACTGTTTTTAGATGAAGTAGACAGGTATCCTAAATCAGCAGGTTCTGAAGGTGACCCTGTAAGTCTTGCTACTAAGAGAACTCAGACTTTCCGAAATGCCAAAATAGTAATGTGTTCTACTCCTACTGTAAAAGGAGAATCTCGAATTGAAGTAGCTTATTTTGCTGGAACTAGAGGTAAGTATTGTTATAAATGTCCTAGCTGTGGAAGTTATCAGAGTATTACTTGGTCTTCTGTTAAGTTTGAAAGAGATGATAATTTAGAAGTAACAGAGGTAAATTGTGTTTGTAATTCCTGTGGTGTTTTATATGATGAATATGAATGGAAAAGCTCAAATCAGAAATGGATTCATGAAAGAGAGTTGAAAGCTAACAAAACTATATCTTTTCATCTCAATGAGTTCTCTTCTCCTTGGAAGTCTTGGAAGGAAATAGTAATTGATTTCCTTGAAGCCAAAAAAGGTGGTCGTGAACAATTACAGGTTTGGACTAATACTTCTCTTGGTGAGACTTGGGAAGAATCTGGTGAGAACTTAGAGGACAGTGTTTTAATTGACAGAATTGAGCATTACGATGGTGAAGTTCCATCAGGTGTGTTAATCTTGACTGCTGGAGTAGATACTCAAGATGACAGAATAGAATGTGAGGTTGTAGGCTGGTCTCGTGGTTTTGAGAGCTGGGGTATTGCTTATAAAAGATTCTATGGAGATACTTCCAAACCAGATGTGTGGAAAGAATTATCCAATTATTTATCTCAAGACTTCTTTTATTCAGATGGAAAGAGTATTAAAATAACTGCCAGCTTTGTAGATTCTGGTGGTCACAGAACATCTGAGGTATACAAGTTTTGTTATGACAACAGAAATAGTAATGTATATGCCATAAAAGGTTATGGTGGTTCTGGAGTTCCCATTATTAAGAGTTATTCAGAAGTAAAAGTTAATAATACAAGTCAAATATATCTGTTTTCTATTGGTGTGAATACTGGTAAATCAGATATATTTTCTTTTTTAAAGACTGAAGATATTGGCTCTGGTTATTGTCATTTTCCCAATAATCCTGAAAGTGGATATGATTCGATTTATTTTGCAGGTTTGACTTCTGAGAGAAGAGTATTAAGACATAATAAGGGTATACCTCGTTTTGAATGGAAGAAAGTGAGTAGTAATGCTAGGAATGAACCTTTTGACTGTAGGAATTATGCTTATGCTGCAGTTTATTTTTTAAATCCCAAGTGGGATATATTGGAATGTCTTTCAGATAATGCAAGTATAAATGAAAATAGAGTTAAACGAAGTAAACGAGGATGTGCTAATATATAATGGGTTTAGATTTGAGATATGCAAATGAACAGTTAGATTTATGGCTTTCTGCTGACAGAGCTGTATCAAATGCTCAGTCTTATACGATTGGGAACAGAACTCTTACTAGAGTAAATGCTTCTGAAATCCGTAAGAATATAGATTACTGGCAGGGTAAAATTGACAGTTTGGAAAGTCAGAGTGTGACAGGTAAAAGAAAAATATATGCTAGTGGAGTACCAAAGTAAATATTATTAAGTTGTAATAAATTATCTATGGATTATTAAAAAGAGATACTTATAAGCTATTTGGACAATTTTTTAGTATACTCTTTACGCACTTAGAAAAATAATTGAGCTTGAACAACTCTCATCTTACAAGCGTTCACGACATAAAATTACTAAACAAGCGTAATTTTACTGTTCACTTTTCTTTATGCGACAGTCGCTTTCATAATATTTCAGCGACTTTTGCATAAGACTTGTAATATGAAAAATCTTCAATGCTACTTATTTTAAGAGTGCTTAAAAGAGATATACAGGTTCAATCAAACCCATGCATATATTTTACTATTAGCTTATCTAAACTTGCCCTTCGCTAGGGAAAGTATAATTAGTTTTGAAATGTTTTTTTATTGTAAATTATAAGGATAAATATATGAAAGTAAGAAATCGAAATAACAATAAGAATGTAATAAGTAACTATGGATATGGTGAGCATGGAGCTTCCAGTAGTGCTAAGTATTCTAAGAATTGGTATGTAAGTCCTGGTTCTCCTGAAGAAGATATAACGAAAAATCTTAATACCCTAATTGCACGTTCAAGAGATCTGTTTTCCAGCTCTCCTCTTGCTTTGTCTGCTATCAAGACTTTACGAACTAATGTAATTGGTACAGGATTAAATCTGAAACCTAAGATATATCATGAAGTTTTAGGACTTACTCCTGAAGAAGCCTCTGTATGGGAGAAGAAAGTGGAATATGAGTTTTCTCTGTGGGCAGATTCCAAAGACTGTGATGCCGTAAGGCGAAATGATTTCTATGAAATCCAGCAAGTGGCTTTCATGTCTATGGTAATTACTGGAGATACTTTTGTTTTGTTACCATTTAAAGAAAGATTAGGAGATGTTTATGGACTGAAAATAAGACTCATTGAAAGTGACCGAGTATGTGATCCCAAACCAGAAGATAAAAGCAGAGATATTTCTGGTGGTGTTGAGGTAAATGAAGATGGTGAGATTATAGCTTATCATGTTTTGAGAGTTCATCCACATACCAAAAGAACTACAGAAAATATTCAAAAGAATAAAAATATCTGGGATAGAATTGAAGTTCGAGGTAAAGACAGTGACAAAGTGAATATCTTACAATTGTGTATAGATGAACGACCAGAACAAAGACGTGGAGTTCCTTTGTTATCTCCTGTTATCGAAATGTTAAAACAATACAAAAGATATACTGACAGTGAGATAATGGCAGCTGTATTATCTAGTTATGTGGCTTTTTTCATTGAATCTGAAAAAGATAACAATGTTTTAAACGAAGTGAGTTTGTCAAGTGAAAGTAATAATTCTAAAGATAACAGTATAGATTTAGAACCAGGAGGTATATATAATCTTTATCCAGGTGAAAAGATAAATCCCTTCAATCCCCAAAGACCTAATAGTCAAGCAGATGTATTTTTAACTCATATGGCAAAGCTGATTGGTGCAGGACTTGAAATCCCCTATGAACTACTGTTAAAACAGTTTACTTCATCTTATTCTGCTTCGAGAGCAGCATTACTGGAGTTTTGGAAAGTAGTGAAGATGTGGAGACAATGGTTTGAACGTGATTTTTGTAGACCTATATATGAGGAATGGCTAAGTGAAGCCGTAGCTCGAAGCAGAATAGAAGCTTCGGGCTTTTTTAGTGACCCATTTATAAGAAAAGCTTGGTGTAACAGTCAATGGTTTGGTTCTTCTCAAGGTAGTTTAGATCCAGTAAAAGAAGTTTCTGCTGCTGAAAAGGAAATACGACTTGGAGTGTCTACACGTTCTCAAAAAGCTATGGAAATAAATGGCAGTGATTTCACTACCAATGCCAGACAGTTAGAAATAGAACAGAGCTTAATGAATAATATAGGTTTTGAAATAAACAAGAGTAGTGAAACAGAAATCTTTTCAGATATTTCAGAACTTAAAGAAGACAAAGAAAATGAATAATGCTAGTAAAATCAAGAAAAATAAGAAAAATGATAAAATCCAATAAAAAAGCCAGTTAGAAGTTAAAAAATAGAATTAAAAGAAAAAGCATGAAGTAAAAATGTAAATGAAAAATCCAAATCTAAAACTAAATCCAAATCCAAAACTAATATAATATAAATAATATAGTAAATAAAAATAAAAGGAGAAAGCATTAATGAATTTTTATGAGATAAAAAATCTAAGTAAAACCAGTGCTGAGTTGTTTATCTATGGAGATATTGTAAGTAATAAATGGTATGATGACGATGTTGTAGCTGGTGCCTTTGTAAAGGACTTGTCAGATTTGAAAGATATATCTGAAATAAATGTACGAATAAACTCCTATGGTGGTGAAGTCGCTGCTGGTATGGCAATATATAATGCTCTCAAAAGACACAGTGCAAAAATAAATGTAAGCATAGATGGTTTTGCTTTAAGCTCTGCCAGTGTTATAGCTATGGCAGGAGATAGAATTACAATGCCTAGCAATTCTTTAATTATGATTCATAATCCTTCTACTGTTGGCTTTGGAGAAGTGAAGGACTTTGAAAAGATTATTAATATGCTGAAAAAGACTACAGATGCTATAAAGGATGTGTATGTAGAAAAGACTGGTCTTTCAGATAAAGAGATTCTAAATCTTATGAATGAAGAAACTTGGCTTTCTGCAGATGAAGCTCTTGAAAAAGGCTTTATAACTAATATATCTGAAGAAATAGTTTCCATATCTGCTCATAAAGATGGAATTAAGGTGTCTGGTGGTGTTTACAGATCCAAGGCTTTAATGAATAAGATAAAAGATATGCCTAATAATAAAATGGAAACACCCTTGAAAGATAAGGTTTTAAATGCTCTTTGTGAGCTTTTAAATATAACAAATAAAAAAGGAGATGAAAAAGAAATGGACAAAGAAGATTTGAAAACAAAAGAAGAAGAAACTACTCTTGAGAGTAAAACTCTTAACAGTGCCGAGGTAACAGCTGAAATAGTTGAAGAAATCAAAAATGCTGTATCTTTAGAGCGTGAAAGAATTAAAGATAGTATTAATTCTATTAAGGATAAAGATGAATTAATGGCTTTTGTTAATTCTGGAGTACCTCTCAATGAATGGCTTGAAGATGAAAAGCCAGAAGAAATCAAGAAGCGTTCTGAATATTTGAAAAATCTAAAAAAAGATTCAGAAGCAGTCAACAAGATCCCTCCCGCTCCTCTTGAGAATGAAAGTGATGACCTTGTTACTAAACAAAAAAACGATGCTGAAAAGATAGCATCTGCTGCTAACAAAAACAATAAAAGGAGAAAGTGATTATGCTAGAAACTACAAAACTGGATTTTGACAATCTTATTGCTGGTGTGTACCCACGAGCTGACAAGGCAATAACTGTGGAAAAAGACACTGTAAACGGAGTTATGAAAAAAGGAACTGTTCTGAGTATTAAAGCAAATGGTAAATGTGCTATGGTAGACAAATCAGATGCAGGAGATTTAAAAGAAGTTTACTGTATTTTAGCTGAAGATATAAATGTAACAGCTAGTGATATAACTAGTTTTGGTTATTTAACAGGAGACTTCTTTGGTGAAGCTCTTGTTTTTAAAACAGGTAATACATTAGAAGACTTTAAGATTAAATTAAGAAATAAAAGTATATTTGTGAGGTAAATAAATATGGCAAATTATGATACTGTAACTCTGTTAGAAGCTATTGAGCTTATGAGCATTGACACATCTTTTCTAAGTGATATGTTCTTTAGTGATAAAGAGACTATTCTTACTGATACCTTTGAGTTTGACATTGTGAAGAGTGGAAAGAAATTAGCTCCTTTTGTAGCAGATGGTAAAAACATTGAAGCAGCTAAAAGAGATGGATTTGAGACTAAGACCTTTACAATTCCCACTGTAGGAGAAGCTAAAGTTTTAACTGGAGCTGACCTTAAAAAGAGACTAGCAGGTGAAACTATGTATTCTAGTAAGTCTCCTAGTGACAGAGCAAATTATTATAAAGGCAGAGATTTAGCAGAGCTTATAAAAAAACATACAAGAAGACATGAAAAAATGGTTGCTGACTTAATGTTCAATGGAGCTATATCTGTTGTTGGAGATGGAGTAAATAAGGTGATAGATTTTGGTTTTACCAATAAAGAAACCCTTGTAAATCCATGGGGAGGTGTATCCAGTGATATTTTTGGAGATATAAGTGCTTGGAAGTCTAAACTTAGAAAGAGTAATACCAATGCCAATGTTTTAGTTGTTGGTCAAGATGTAGCAGAGATAATGCTTAAAGATGAAAAGTTTCAAAAACTCTATGACCTTAAATCCATAGATAATGGTTCTATTGTACCTAAGGATGTAAAAGAAGGTGGTACTTTTATTGGTACAATGAGATTACAGGGCATAGATATTTATCAATATGAAAGCTATTATGAAGATGATGATGGAGTAGTAAAACCATTTATTCCTGAAGGTCATGTTGTAATGGCTTCCAGTAATTATATGGGTAAGTTCATATTTGGTGCTGTTACTCTTCTTGGTGAAGATGGTAATTGGGAGACTTTTGAATCTGAATATGTACCTCAGTATATCTATGACCAAGATGCTAATACATCTAAGTTCAAGGTATATTCTAAACCTTTACCTGTTCCTTTCGATGTAGATTCTTGGATAAGTTGCAAAGTAATTTAATCAAGAAAGTAAAGGAAAAGGAAAATAGAAAAATAAATAAAACAAAAAAGAGTATACAAAAAGATATAAGCATATTAAATATATGGAGATAAAAAATAATGAAAATAAAAGCTATAGCTAATTTAAGGTTTTCCAATAAAGATGTTTTGAAAATAGGTGAGATAATGGAGCTTTCAGATAGTGATGCTGTGGATTTAATCGAAAGAGAGCTTGCTGAACCAGTAATTGAAGTCAAAAAAAAGAAAAATAATCCGGATTTAACAAAGAATGAAAACAATAAGAGTACAGTTTCTGGGAAGGGTTCTGAAGTTAGTGATAATGTCGACAGTGATACTGAACAGGGGGTAAAACCAGAAGCTAATAAAACTTCTGCAGAGAATACAAATCTAACAAATACTACTAAAGAAAAAGATTCCAGTAAATCTAAACCTAGTAATGAAAAAGTAGAAAATACAGATGAAAATAAAAACAAGGAATCTAAAGTTTCTAAAACATCTAAGGATACCATTAAAGATACTCCAAATAATGTAGATAACCAGCTTGGTAATGAAAATGCTGGTGTAACTTTATTACCAAAAATTAAGGAGGAATAATACTGAATATGTTAAGACATGGTATATTTACGAGTGAGGCGGAAACGCCTCTTACTCCTATAACAAAGTCTGGAACTTTACCTGTATTCATAGGTACAGCTCCAGTGTGGACAACCACTCACACAGATAATGTAAACAAACCTATTCTATGTAATTCCTATGGAGAATTTATAGAATGGTTTGGAGATAACAAGAGTTATTCTCTTTGTAAAGCAGCCAATGCTATGTTTAATATAGTGAATGTAGCACCAGCTGTTTTTATTAATATTCAAGCAGATAATGAAACAACTATACTCCCCAGTGATTATATAGGAGGAATAACAAATGGTAATAAAACTGGAATTGCTGTAATAGATGATATATTTCCTACTTACCAGCTTATACCAACTCTTCTGTGTGTACCAGGACAGTCTGATTCAACTGTTATAAATGCTCTTGTTTCAAAAGCAAGAAATATTAATGGACACTTTACTGCTGAAGTAGTAGCTGACTGTAAAGACCAGACTAATGGTTATTTAGATATATCTAATTGGAAAAGTAGTAATAGTTTGACGGATACCAGATTACTTCTTTATTACCCTCATGTAAAGATAGGAGAAGATATTTATCCTTTATCTGTTCTGGCTTGCAGTGTAATGTCCTATATTGATTCAACACACAATGGATTTCCTGTACAAAGTCCTTCTAATTTACCAATTCAGATAAATGCTATATGTAAAGCAGATGGAACCAATATTATTTTAGATAAATCTCAATGTGATTATCTAAATGCTGTAGGAGTTTCAACTGCTCTTAACTGGAGAACCTGGAGAGTATGGGGAAATAATACTGCTAATTATGGAGTTGGAAGTGATGTAAAGGATACAATAACTAGTTTCAGAAGAACTCTTGACTATTTACAAAATAACTTTGTACTTACTTTCTGGGATAGAATTGACAGACCTATAACTAAACGCCTTATAGATGCTATTGTTAATTCATATAACCAGTATCTTAATTCATTGCAAAGCTCTAATAATATTTTAGGTGCTAGAATAGAGTTTAGACAGGAAGATAATCCTTCTATTGATTTACTAACTGGAAAAGTAGTTTTTAGAATCTACTATTTACCAGCTCCTGCAGCATCTGAAATCGAAGCCGTGTTTGAGATTGATCCAAACTACTTTAGTAATTTATTCTAGGAGGTAAAATAGATTATGAGTAATATTCCAAAAAACATAGGAGTATTTAAGGTTTATCAGGTGATAAATGGAGCGTCTAAAGAGTTCTTAGGATTAGCTACAGTAACATTACCAACTCTTGAGAAGATGAGTGAAACTTGGTCTCCTAATGGTATAAATGGTGAAATAGATATGCCAAGTAGAACTCAGTATGGACCTATGGGTTTATCTTTTGAGTGGGTAAGTGTAGAACCAGAGGCTATAAACTTAGAGAGTTCTGAGGTATTAGAGCTGGATTTAAGAGCAGCTGTTGAAACTCAAGGTCAAGATGGTTTTCTGGGAACGATACCTTATAAAGTCTATACTAAGTGTCTTTACAAGAGTGGAGAGACTGGTACTTTTGAGAAGAATAAGGGTATTGCCAGCTCTATGGAATTTGAAGTGCTTTACTATAAACGTGAGTTCAACGGAAAAACTCTTGAAATTGATAAGCTCAACAATATAATTAAAATAAATGGTGTTGACCAGAATACAGAAATCAATAAAGCATTGGGAGCATAAAAAAGATGAATGAAGAAATTCAAGCAAAAATAAATGATACAGTTGAATCAGAAGAAAATGATTATATTGTGGAGCTTAAAAAGCCTGTTACCATTGGAGATGTGGAATACAGAGACAAAATAGATATGTCTGGAGTGGAAAATATTACTACTGCCATGGTTAAAAAGGCTATTCGTGTGGCAAGCAGGAAAAGTGCTATTATGATGTACCAGGCAGATTTAAATGTCCAGCTTTTTCTGGTGTCTCAATTACTGAATTGTGTACCAGAAGATTTTGATTCTGTACCTGCAAATATAACTTCTGCTTTGTGTGCTCAGGTGCAGAGTTTTTTAATGAACGTGGATTAACAGATGTAAAGCCTCTGATGGAACTTTGCCTGCGTCTCTCGGAGGCTTATAATACACCTGTTAATTACAGATCGGAAGAGCGTCGTGTAGGGAAAGAGT